CTGGATAGTATCTGCGGGCTTTTCCGTCAGGAGCACGGTAGGGTATAAAGAATTCTTCACTTCCCCACTCTACAATATTCTCATTTAGATCACAGTAGTTACAGAATCTTTCTTCCCAAGAACTACGACAGATAATGTTATTGATATTACCTTTATATTTCCTTGGATTAGATGGTTTATATAAACTCTTTTTACTTTCGGCCATACATAATATATAAGGTAAAAAATTATTTATAGATGGCACGTCCCAAGTCAGTCACGCAGATTAAAAATAGTTTGCTTAGTCCATCTCTAACCTCTCATTTTGAGGTGGAAATTCCTGTACCAACTAATCTTCGATCTACGTTAGGAACAAATCAAGAACAGTTAAATTTGTTGTGCTCTGAAGCAAGTCTTCCAGGTTCTTCCCTTGCAACTACTGAGATACAGAATTCATTTCATGGGGTAACTGAGAGACATGCATATAGAAGAATATATGATGACAGAATTGATCTAACTTTTTATGTAGATTCTGGTAACTATACTCCTATTAGATTTTTTGAGAATTGGATATCATATATTGTAGGTGAGACTAATAGAGATCAATTAATGAATACAAATTATTATTATAGAAGTCAATATCCTGATGAGTATATTGCTAACCAAGGATTAAAAGTTAGAAAGTTTGAGAGAGACTATGGTAGATCTATAGAATATGAATTTGTTAGAGCATATCCTTTGGCAATAACATCTATGCCAGTTACATATGAAGGATCTAGTTTAATGACATGCAATGTATCAATGACATATATTAGATACGTGGCACGACCACTTAATACTCCTCCTATTACTATACCAACACCAGGACAGCAAGCAGGATTTAATATTGGAGGATTTCTTGGTGGTATAGCAGCTAAATTAGTTGATAGTGTTGTTGATAAGGCAACAGGTAATGATGCATTAGGAGATCTTGCTGGAAATATTGTAGGAACAAATGTTGCAAATGCAATTAACAATTAATCTATATAAACCCCTATAAATAAAGTACACTGAATTGTATTAGGATATTATGCCTTTACCAAAAATTGCGACTCCTACCTATGAGTTGGAGCTACCATCTTCTGGAGAGACAATTAAATATAGACCTTTCCTTGTGAAAGAGGAAAAGGTTTTAGTTATTGCTCTTGAAAGTGAAGACAATAAAGAAATAACAAATGCTATTAAAGCAGTATTAAAGAGTTGTGTTCTTACAAAAGGAATTAAAGTAGAGAAACTTCCTACTTTTGATATTGAATATCTGTTCCTCAACATTCGTGGTAAGTCTGTTGGAGAAGAGATTGAAGTTAATATTATTTGTCCTGATGATGAGAAGACTCAGGTTCCAGTCTTTATTGACCTGGATGATATTCAAGTTCAGAAGAGTGATGAACATACCAATAAGGTAAAAGTTGATGATGATATTATGATGGAGATGGCTTATCCTTCATTGGATCAGTTCATTAAAAATAATTTTGACTTTGATGAGAAGAATGCAATGGCACAATCATTCGAGTTGATTGCAACTTGTATTGATAAGATCTATACCCAAGATGAGGTATGGGCAGCTGCTGATTGCACAAAGAAAGAGATGAATGAGTTTCTTGAGTCAATGAATTCAACTCAGTTTAAGGAAATTGAGAAGTTCTTTGAGACTATGCCTAAGTTATCTCATACTATTCAAGTAACTAATCCCAAGACTAAGAAGAAAAGTGAAGTGGTACTTGAGGGATTAGCATCTTTTTTCGGGTAGCAATGGTGCATATGAATCTGGAGAATTACTTCAGATTAAATTTTGCTTTGATGCAGTACCATAAATATAGCTTGACAGAGATTGAGAATATGATGCCTTGGGAACGAGACATTTATGTGGGTCTTCTCCAACAACATCTTGAGGAAGAAGAATTAAAACAAAAGCAGAAAAACTCTAATGCCTAGTAAGAACACCAATATAATAGGGCAGTTAAGGGGCAAGCATGACCCTCATTATAAGCTGGCGGCTAGAGTTGACTTAAATCATGATATAATACATGGAATTGAGAAACAATTAAGAGATTTACCAAAGATACATGCTACTTTAAGTAAGTCTTTTGGAATGCAAAGGAAGACTCTTAAGAGACTTCTTGATTTAGAAAAGAAAGTAGATGATATTCCAAGAGGAGTAACTACGATCAAGGGTGAGAAAGGTGATACAGGGAAAGCAGGTAAAAGGGGTAGAAGAGGTAAGAGAGGTAAAAGAGGTAGAGATTCTCGTGGACTAAGACCTGACACTAAACGTGGGAAACGTGGGGTTAGGATGTTAGATGGTCCTGGTGCTTTTGACCGAGGTGGTAGTGGTAGTGGATCATATACTGATGGTTCTCGACGTGTTAGTATTAAAGATGGTTGGGATGGTTTAGATGGTGTTGATGGTGCTGCAGGAGTAAGTGGTGCTGATGGTTCTCGACGTGTTAGTATTAAAGATGGTTGGGATGGTGTTGATGGATTAGGTGGTGCTGATGGTGCTGATGGTTTTGGTGCTGTAGGAGCAAGTGGTGCTGATGGTGCTGATGGTTTTGGTGCTGATGGATTAGGTGGTGCTGATGGATTAGGTGGTGCTGATGGTTCTTCAGGAGCAAGGGGTGCTGATGGTTTTGGTGCTGATGGATTAGGTGGTGCTGATGGTTCTTCAGGAGCAAGGGGTGCTGATGGTTTTGGTGCTGCAGGTGCTGCAGGTGCAAGTGGTGTTGCTGGCAGACCTGTTCGTATGTTAGATGGTCCTGGTGCTTTTGATAGAAGTAGAGGTTTTAGAAAGACAAGGATTAGTACTGAGAGTTTTAAGAGAGGAACTTCACAAGAAACTGTCAGTGAAAGACTTGATAGATTAGAACAGAATGCAAATGATATTGCTGCAGCCGATAAGCATAGAGGAACTGGTGAGCATTTACAAACTACTGAAGGTATTGATCCAGAAACTGGAGAGCAATTAAGTCCTGAAGAAAGAAAGAGAAGATTCCTTGAGGAAAGAGGGAAAAAGATAACTGCAGATAGATTTAAGAAGGGTACATCAGCAGCAGGAGCAGAGAAAGTTGCTGCTGATACTACTGGTACTAGTGATCTTGTTAAGGTTGGCAAACCAGATTCTGCAGCAGCTGCTGTAACACCACCTGATCAAGAAGATGCAGCTGCAGGAGGAGAAGGAGGAGGAGAAGGAGAGCAAAGTAATGCACAAAAAATATTAAAATCAATTAGTAGTCCTCTATCTACTATAGCAGATACTGTAGATTCTATTTTTAAGACAATACAAGATCAGTATAAGGAGCAACAAGATACTAAAGAAGATGCTAGAATAAAAACTGAAGAGAAAGAGGTAAAGGCACAGGAGAAAAGTTTAGAAAAGAAAGGATCTAAAGGTTTTGGTGGTAAGATAAAAGATACTACAAAAAAACTATTCAAACCTTTTACTGGTATTCTTGATAGACTTAAGCAATTCTTTGTAGCAATCTTGGCAGGTAAAGTTCTTATGCCATTGTTGGATTGGTTTGGTGATCCAGCAAATTCAGATAAAGTTAGTAGTCTATTCAGATTTGTGAAGGATTGGTGGCCAGTTTTAGTTGCAGGACTTATTGCATTCTTAGGACCATCAATGATATCATTGGTAGGTGTTGTTGCATTATTAATGTGGGGTGTCCCTAAGATTGTTGATGCAGTAAAATGGGTATTGAATCTACCCAGTATGATAGGGAAATTATTAACAGGTGGAGGTAAAGAACTCGATAAAGCAGGAGATGATGCAGTTGCTAATATAGAAAAAGATACAGATGCTAAGATACCTGGACAAGATCCAAAGATAGAAAAGGAAGCAGATAAAAAGGGACAAGAACAACAACAATCACAAACAGGAGGAAGAGGAGGACAGCAACAGCAGCAGCAAGTACAACCTACTCAGAAATTATTTGGTGGTGGTGAGGTTAATAAGTATGAGGATGGTGGTAAGGTAAAAGATAAGAAAGAGGATAGAGGTGGTGTAGTAGAGGGACCAAAGGGTAAGGATAGAGTTCCTGCTATGCTCACTGATGGTGAGTTTGTAATGAGTAAAGGTGCTGTACAAGAATATGGTGCTGATACTCTTGCTGGTATGAATGCTGCAGCAGGTGGAACTAATAAACCAGATATGATAAAAGTTCCACATTTCTCAGGTGGTGGAGCAGTAGGTGATGTTTCTCCAGAGCCAGCAAATGTATCTTCAGGATCTGATGGTGCTTCAGGATCTGATGGTGTAGCAGGTGCTTCAGGATCCGATGGTACTTCAGGTACTTCAGGTACTGGTTCTGATGGTGCTTCTGGTTCTGATGGTGCTTCTGGTTCTGATGGTGAATCTGGTAAGGATGGTAAAGGTGGTGGTGTACTAGGTAAGATATGGGGTGCTGCACAGAAAGTTCTTAGTCCTCAGATACGTATAATGATGAAGTTGATTGGTGGTGTGAAAGGTATGATTACTAATATTGCAAGTAATACTATTAAGAAGTTAACTGGTGGTATACCTAAGAAGAAGCATATTAAAATGCATAATTCTTATGCTCTTAAGGGACACACACATAAGAGTTTGGGACCAGCATCAGGAGGAGGAGAACCAGGTAAACCAACAGGAATTGGTAGAATGTTAGCAGGTGCTGCTGATGCTGCTACTGGTGGATTCTTTGATTTTGATAAGCAAGGTGGTGGAGGAGCAGAACTTATTAATAAAGCAAAGGCAAAGTTAGCAAAGGTACAGAAGGGTGGTGCAAATATTACTCCTCCTACATCAAATGAATCTAAAGTAACTGTTGTTCAGCAAGGTGGAGGAGAATCTAGTCCATCTCCTGCACCTGGTGGATCTAATATTCCAGCATTCCCTGTTGTTTATCCAGCAAGGAAGTCTACTAAACAGAAACTATTGGGGATAACGGTATAATATTATGGCTTGGGCAGCACTAGGTAAAAAATTAGCGACTGGAGCAGTCAAGGGTAAGGCAAAGAAGATTGCCACTGATAAGTTATTGAATAGAAAGAAAAAGCCTCGTGCCAAAAGACCATCGTTAGATGAACTTATTGCAGAGGTTAGGGGTAGTGGTCCTGAAGCTGACCAAGTAAAAGGTGGAGCACTTGTTGTTCGACCTACTACTTCTTTAGTTCCTTCTCCTGGTGGTGCTATTCAGAAACATACTGGTGTAGATGGTGAGTATGGTAGTGTAGAAGATAATGTTATTAGAATTAAATCAAAAGTTATTGCAATAGATGGTATATTAAAAGGTACTCTTGCAGCAGAGAAAGCACGGAAAGCAGATGCAGCAGCAGCACAAGAAGCATCGGAACAAGCAGCAGCAGAAAAGAAATTAGAAGCAAAACCAAAGAAGAAGAAAAAAGGGATGAAGTTGAAAGCACCCAAACAAGTTATGGGTCTTTGGGAAAGGTTAAAAACATTCTTTACTACTATAGTATTTGGTTATATTGGAATGCAATTGATTCCTTTATTACCAAAGTTGATTCCTCTTGCTAAAGGTCTTCTAGGTATTGTAGATAAGATTATATTTGTTGCTGGTAAAATTCTTGACTTTGTAGTGACCTTTATTGATTGGAGTTATAAACTCTATGATATGGGAATGGGTCTCATAAAAAATCTTGTTGGTGAAAAGGGTGCGAAGTTAATTGAAGACCTTATGGGTCACTTAAATACTCTTATCAATGGATTTCTTGTATGGAAGATAGTTGGTGAGAAAATATTTAAGGCAATTGTTGCTCATATAAAGAGAGTTTTTAGAATAGCAAAGGTAATATTTAAGAAGGTAGCAAAGTTTGCTAAGAATATTATTAAGAATGCTCTTAATTTTGCAAAGAATATAGCACAGAGGGTTGGTAGAAACCTGATGAAGATACCAGGTGTTAAGAATGTGGTATCTAATGTAGCTAAGACAGCAGGTAATTTACTTGGTAAGGGTGCTAACTTATTAAGTAAGGGTAAAGGATTACTTGGTAAGGCTGGTGGTATATTTAAGGTTGGAGGTAAAGCAGCAGCAGGTAAGGTAGGAGGAATTGCTGGTAAGATATTTGGTAAGGCAGCTAAGTTTATTGCTCCTGCTATTAAGGGTGCAATGCCAGCAGTAAAAGGATTCCTTGGAAGGATTCCTATCATGGGACCCCTTATCGTAGGTATTGTATCTCTCTTAACAGGAGATCCTCCAGGTAAGGCTATCTTTAAGGCACTTGGTGCAGCATTAGGTGGAGCACTTGGAACCTTTATACCTATTCCTGTTCTTGGTACACTGATTGGTGAAACAATTGGTGTGTTTGTTGGTGAGTTATTATATTATCTGATTATAAAACGAGATCCTAAAGCAGCATTTCAGTTCCTGAAAGATAGCTTTATGAAGATCTTTAATGTAGGAAAGAATATATTCCTATTCTTTAAGGAAGGATTTGGTAGGTTTATTGATACCTTCCCGATGGTGAAATTCCCTGCTCAAAGTATTGGGAATTATATGTATAGATTCTTGGCTCTCAATCCTATCTACAAGGCAGTGATGGATTTCAAGGTTCCTGATTGGGGATTCATACCTAAAGGGATGCGTGGGTTCTCGATAAACAAATTATTAAATTCTCTTCCTAGTATACCAGAGGTGTTAGGAACTATATTTAATTTACATCCTTTGTTAAAAATGTTAGTTAAGGATGGAAAGGTAGAAGGGTTCCCTGCAATTTGGCAGTTAATGAATCCTGTCTTTATGATTAAGCATCTGAAGGAATCATTCTTCCCATCTAGCGGTGGACCAAGTAAACCTGCTGAGGTCCAAGCCAAAACTACATCATCAAATAAGAAAGAAGAAAAGAAAGAAAAGAAGAAGAAGGAAGATCCTATAAAGAAAGAAAAGAGAAAATTGAACAAATTATATAAGAAGAAGATTGAAAAAATTCATACTTCTATAACTGATTTTGTTATGGGTGTAGGTGAAGCAATGAAGATTCCTTTAGTTGAGGAGGAAGCAGACACACCTAAATTACAAGTTTCTGGTGCTACTACTAAGAGTGCAAGTTCAACTAATGAAAAGATATCTTCAGTGAGTTCTCATGCTTCATATGAAGAAGGTGCTGGATCAACAGTAATTATTCAGAATAATTCTTCTACTGCTGTTCAACCATCACCTAAGAGCGATGTTAATCCATTTGCTACATCCTCTGCTTCTGGAGAGGATCCTTATGAGTCTCTTGATCAGTTTGGTTAAATATAACTATGGAGTAATAATAAAATGACCGCAAAAGTACTTGGGTTAGCTGCAGAAGCTTCTGTAATTAAATCTGTAACAATTATATCTAATGAGAGTGGTGAAGCAGTAGATATTTCACCAGGAATTTCTTTGCTTATGTATTTTGAGAGTATTCTACAGGATACTCTTAGAGTTACTGTAAGGTTTGTTGATTCAGGAGATTCAACTAAGGAGGGTAAGACTGTAAGGGAAGGTCTACCTCTGGTAGGACAGGAGAGAGTTGAGATTGAGTTTGAGGATAATAATGAGGTATCTATAGGGGCAGATCCAAAATTAGTTTTGTATGTTAATAAGATAACACCCATAGAAAATGATACTAGTACTGAATTGATACAAATAGAATTAGTATCTAAGGAGTTTATACTAAATGAGAAGATAAGAGTTAATACTAGATATGATGGTAAGATTAGTGATCATATTGAAGACATATTAAAAAATAATGAGAACTATCTTGCTACAGAAAAGGAATTAGACATTGAAGAAGTTGAAAATAATTTTAATTTTATAGGTAATAATAAGAAACCATTTTTTATGGTGAATGCATTGTCAAAGAAATCTGTACCTGTGGGTAAGAAAGGAAAGGCAGCAGGGTTCTTTTTTTATGAGACTTCTGATGGATTTCATTTTAAATCATTAGATACTTTATTAGATCCTTCTCAAAACGAAAAAGTTAAATCTATTATCTATAATGAAACACCTGAATCTAAAGGGGCAAACATACCTGAAGGATATGACATGAAAGCTTTAGAATATAAGTTAGATAATCGTGTTAATGTTCAAGAAAAATTAAAGTTAGGTGCTTATGATAGTAAAATAATATTATTTGATCCTTTTGATTGTTACTATCAAGTAGTTACTGATAAAGCAGAGGATAAAGATGATGAACAATCTGCAGGTAAAGGACTGCCTAAATTAAATGATGAGTTTGAGAGGGTTAATCAACCTCAGAAAAATTCTACTAGGACTACTTATTGTTTGGTTGATAGGGGATCATTACCAACTGGAGATACATCTGATCAAATTGATGGTGCAGAGGAACAGAATTTTGAGTATCTAAACATAACTAATCAAGCAATCAGAAGGTATAATCAATTCTATTCATCAAAAGTCACGATTACCATACCTGGAGACTTTTCATTACATGTAGGTAATGCTATATTTGTAGATGCACCTGGATTATCAAGAGAAAAAGACGGTGGAACCGACCAGGAAGCTGGTGGGATATATATTATAGCGGATTTATGCCACTATTTAACCACAGAGGCTACCTATACTAAGTTAAATTTAGTTAGGGATACTGTTGGTAGAAAGGGTACATCAACCTAATCTTAGGAGAAAATCTATGACTATTAAACACAATTTAGAGCACGAAGTTTATATTGACCCTAAAGATGGTAAGGAGCATACCAATCACGGTATGCATGAGTACACTAAAGAAGATTTAGAAAATTCTCATGCTTATTATGATGAGTATCATAAGGATGATGTAATTGATCCTAATGATGCTAAGATTAATGATTATCATACACGACATGAAGATCATCATTTAGAGATCTATTGTGATAATCATCCAGATGCAGACGAATGTAAGGTATACGACGATTAATCTATGGATATCGGGGGATCATTATTTAATTCAGGATTTTTAGGTGCTGACTTCTTCTGGTGGGTCGGTCAGATTGCTGACGACTCTGTGTGGAGGGATAATATAACCCCAGGTAAACATGCTAATAGGCAAAATGTTCCAGGATGGGGTAGGAGATATAAGGTAAGGATTATTGGTCTTCATGATAAAGAAGAAGAGTCTGTTGCATCTGATCAGTTACCTTGGGCACAGATAATGTACCCAGTTACTGCTGGTGGAGGTCAGGGTAGTGCTTTTCAGACTGCAAACCTCCGTCAAGGTAACTTTGTTTTTGGATTCTTTTTAGATGGTAAAGAACAAAGTGTTCCTGTTATTATAGGAGTGCTTGGTAATAATTCTCAGACAAAATTAGCACAAGATGGAATAGGATCTGCTGCTGAAGGTAAAAATAATTTTGGTCCGACAAGTGGATTTTCTGATGGTGAAGTTCCTAAAAAAGGAGCATCTAAAGAAGTAGTCCCTGAAACTGATTTGGTTGTTGAGAAACCAAAGTCAAATGAGCAAGCACAGGAAGAAGCAAATCAGGGATTGCCTACTAATAATCTAGGAACTCCTGTAAATAAACCAGTATCTCCACAACAACAGGCAGATATTGACAATGCTAGAAGACAAGGTGAAGAACTGGGATTAGAGGGTGAAGAATTATTCTCTTATATTAGGGAGAATGTTCAGAAAGGTATTGAGAACAGGATTAAGAATGCAAATGCTGCTGATGCACCTGTACAACCAGGAGCAACTAAGGAGACTGCAGATGCTATTCATTTAACTGGTGCTGCTGATGTTATAAGAGATGATTTATATGAAAAACCTATACCTGTTATGAAACCTGATGATCTTGTTGGATCTTCTCTGAAGTCTATGCAAATTGTTATGGATAATATGACACAGGATGTTGATAAGTATATGAAATCATTAAAGGATAAGGGATATATTGATGCTGTTTCTATGAATAAAGACTTACGTAATCTGAAGGCAGTTCAAGCAAATGCTGCATGTGAGATATCAAAGTATATGAAGATTATTATGGATAAGATGATGGAATATGTATCAAAGACATTAAACAAAGAATTAGCAGAGAAGGTTGCACAGATGCCATCTAGTCAAAGGTGGATGATGGCAGATATGAAAGAGATAACTGGAAAGCAAACTCTTCAGAATTATAATCAGATTGCTGATAATATGTGTGGAACTATAGAACAAGTTTTAGAAGAGACTTTAGATACTACTGAGATAATTAAACAGTTCCAAGGTAGGATAGATCGTTCAATTGATCAGCAAATTAGGGATCAAACTGGACTTACTGGTGGAGATCCAGGTACTGATGCAACAATTGATATGTTAAATGATGCTCAAAACGTTGTAACTGATTATGCTGCATTAGATCCTGATCAAGATTCTATAATGGGAATGACTTTAGAAAATGCTCAACAAACTATCGTTGATTTGACAAAGGAACTTGACTATCCAACAAAACCAAAATTAAAAGATTGTTTTGCAGAAGATTTGGCCGCAAAAGTTATAAGTCAAAATAGGAAATTAATTGATACTGCAAATGATAATATTGTCAAGAGTATTAATTATTTTATGAATGATATGCAAAAGATGTTGTCAGAATCTGGAGCAACATCTACTGGTAGTAAGTCTATTGCTGGACAGATAATGGGATTTACTGATGAAGAAGTATTGGATCAAGTAAGAGGAGGTACTGCATATATTACTGCAACATCTGTTGCAACTGGTATCTATGGTAATATTAATCCTGGAATTAGTACAAGTTTAGGTAAGGGATGTGTAGTTAATATTAAAGTAGATAGTGGTGGTCTTTGTGGAAAGGATGCTGCACAAGCTGAACATTATACATGGTTAGAAAGAGGAACTAATTATGTTAATGGTAACCAGTCAGGAACTATTTGTGATACTAGTGGTGCTGGAACTGGTATGGTAATTAATATGACTGTTGCTGGAGGCGAAATACAAACAGTAAGAGTTCATACTATGGGTACTGGATATAAAGCAGGAGATATAATCTATCCTCATATGCAAGGAGGACCAGGTTCTATTGCTGGTAATGGATCATTTAGACTGGAGTTAGTACAAGGTCCAATTAATCCAGGTGGTATTGATATAATTAAGAAAGGTGCTGATTATAAAGATGGTGATGTTATATTTGTTGACCAGACTAATTTTGGAGTTAGGTCAACTGATGCAACATTTACTACTACATCTACTAGTACTAAGATTGATAAGAAATTAACAGGAACAGGACAAAGTTTAGATGATATATTAGGATCTATTACTTCTGTTGGTGGTAATTTAACTCAAGCATTGCAGTTTAAGAATATTACTGGTAATGTATTCCCGTTTGAGTTGCCTCCTAATTTGGCGGTGTCTGATATGTATAAGTTAGGATCGGGTGGTTCATCTAAAGAGGATGCTGAATTACCAAACGTTTCTAATGTTCATAAAAAAGTAAAACCACTTGAACAAAAACCACTTCAAGGTATACCATTTATAGAACCTGATATAGGTGAACCTGAATTGAATTTTGATGAAGTTAGAGCTAAAATAAATGCTCCTGGTTTGTCCTGATAAATATCTAATATGTATTTTGGATATAGTATAGAATAGATGGCAATTGCTGCAACCCAATTTAATATATTTCAACCTCCTACTCAGAAAGAAGTTAGTGTGGGATATATTTCTAGTGTTAGGGGATTTGTTGATGGAGTAAGTTTATGTGAAGCAAATGATTATGAGAAAGAGCATCCAAATACTGCATTTATTCTTAGGAATAGGGAAAGTGTAAAATATCTTGGTATAGATGATGTTAATGCATTAACACCAGATGCTGTAGAATCTGAATCAGAAGGTAAACCTGGAGATCCATGTTCTGGGGAGGGTGCTGTTGATTTTCAGCATAAGTGTAGTCAAGTTCCTCAAGCACACCTTTATGGTGGAGGAGGTGTAGGTGCTTTTGCTAATCCAGTAATTGGAGAAGATGGTGGTTTATTAACATTAGATATTGTAGCACCTGGTTTTGGTTATCAATATCCACCTAAAGTTGAAGTTAAAGATCAATGTGGTATTGGTAAGGGTGCAGTTGTTAGAGTTGGTGTATCTGATGGTGATAATTGTGTAGAGTCTTGGAAATATTATAGAGATGAATTAGATGAGAATCAACCTGAGATATGTGATGATACTAGTATTCCCTATGGTAAACTATGGGGTGTTGATGGAGAAGATCTTGGTGCTTGGGATCCTGAAAAATATTCTAGATATGCAGAAGATCCTTTGATGAGTGAGATTGATAAGTATCTAGAGAATCTTAAGAACTTAAAGAACCCTTGGTGGAATAGTCAGAAGGAATTAAATAAACAGAATATTACTTGGTCTAGTACTGGAGAAGTAACTACTATAGGATATGGTGCTACTGCTCCTGGATGGTCAGATTTTATGAATCTATATGGAATTTCTCCAGTAGAACCATCAGATGAAATTGGATCTGCACATGGTGGTGAGACTTTTGATTTTAAGTGGGATATAGATTTTCCTTGGGGAGGTCAATATATTTTTAGAGGTTTGTATGATGGTGATATTAATAGTGGTGATCTGTATGTTGATAATCAGAAGATAGCGTCATTAAATGCTAAGAATGGAACGGCTGAACCAGTTAAATATGAAGTTGGTATTGCTACAACAAAGACAGTATCTTTTAAACTTCATAATGAAGCAACTACAAAGCAAGCACCAATACAACCAAAGCGAGAACCAATAATTAGAAAAGCAGGTGGAAAGTTTATACGAGAAGGTAAGAATTATTTCTATAAAGTATCTGGAAATGATCTTGTTGATATAGATTTTGACTTTTTCTGGGATAAAAGTATTGATGGAAAAGAAAAACCAAAACCAACTATACCTGAGAAAGTACAAGCTAAATTTCAAGTTTATACTTCTGGTGGTGGTGATGGATTAAAATTTAGATTTACAGCAGCAGATGGATCTCATAGTTTTGAGATAAATTCAGATAACTATGTACATAATGCTGCAGCAAAGGATTTGTTTGTTAATGTCAAACCTAATATAGATTATAATATAGTATCAAGTAGAAGGAGTGGTACAACTGAACAAGGATGTCTTAGGGAAGATCGTTTTGGACGTAGGGGAGTAGAAAAAGACAGAGGAACAAGTAAATGTATTTTCTGTGATAAAGTTGGTTCTAGAGATGATGATGATGATTTACAAGTTAAAACTACAGATGCATCAGGAATTTTTACAGCAGGTGGTGGAATATCATCTGGATCAAGTAGACATGATAGTTTCGCAATAACTTATAGGTATGGAAGTGTTGCTCCTGTAGATAATACTCCCAAAGAAAGACCTGCTATTACTAAGCTTATAATACAAACAGAGAAAGATCCTTTAGTTTTTGAGATTCCTAAAACAGATAGGCAACCACCTAGTACTGGTGGAAAACAAACACCTTGGGTAAAGAGTTATCAAAATGATACTAACTGGGTAAGAAATAGTAACACAGCATTCTTAAGATCACATGCTGTTTTCCCAGTTCATGATTCTAGTATGAATGATGTTGAAAAAAAAGGAATATGGCATATTAACATTACAACGCCAGGAAATTATACTATCGAATCTCAATCAGATGATACGGCATCAATTGATTGGGACTCTAATCTTGTAGGATCCACTGTATGGATAGAACAAAGGCCAAAAACATTTACCATTGCTAATGTTCCTGTAGGTATTCATAAATTGGGAGCGACAGTTAAAAATCATGGTAGGTATGGTGATAGATGGTATAATAATCCAGGAGGGGTTGCATGGATATTAAAAGATCCTTCTGGTACTGTTGTTGCTACCAGTCTTAGTCCTTTTAATGATGATAGTCTTGCAAATAATTTAGGTAAAGGTGGTAAAGATTGGCAACAGAAAGGTAATATAAGTAAGAAAGGTAATTTTAAGAATGGTAGAAAGTATAGAGTAACATTTGATAGACTTCCATATACTAA